TACAGCAATCGGTTAAGTTAAATTCTTGGCTTATCGCCTAGAACGCGACTCCGAAGGCTGGACTAGATGTTACTTGTTTCCTCATCTTGGTATCAGCTAGTATCTAGTAGAGGGACGTGCTTAGCACGTTGGTCAGCTATTCTGCAAGCATGTATACTAGGATTGCGCTACCTTAACGGGAGCACATGAAGAGCCGAAAACGTCTCCTCACATCCTTTACGGATGTCCTAGCAAGCCTGTTGGCGGATGCCAGCATGCTGTGTAACACCTCCACGAAGCGTGACCTAATAACTATTAGATCACGCGCTGAACACGAAGGGCCATCGTTTTTCACGATTACCCTCCCCGATTTCTCAAAGTGCTTCGAGAGAAGCATCGAGAGTGGGGTTTGGCTACCTGAGCTCTTCACCGGGTTTAGTCGGTCAAGAAACTCGTGTCTCCCTAAATTTCTTCAGGGTTTCACGAACCAAGTGTTCAATTCTTTAACAGGAGAACTTCGCGATGACTCATCTATTGAAGCTGTTGAAGCAGTTAGGCAGATTTGCCTATGCTTTAACAAAATCAAGATGGACTGTACTCAAGAGCGCCAGCGAACAGCTGGAGTTGCCTTTGAGCGCTGCGAAGCCGATGTCTCTAGTTTCCGTATCAAGAAATGGGAGCTACTTGACGAATTTAGTCAAGCCAGCGACTATTATCTTGGGGCTGTTATTTCTCGTGTGTCTGACAGGTTGTCAGACATCGGGAAGTTGGCAGTTCGACACGGGAAAGGTACTACCGTTGATGGAACCTACGGAAACCGTAAGTACAACCATCGACAGTGGTCCCTAAGACTTGAAAGGACTTTCCCATCCTCAGTTTACTGGTTCGCCAATTTTGGCGAGTTAGCAAGTGAGGTGGTAACCTCTTTCCAGAGGCCGAAACAGCGTGGCTCGCATATGGAATTCTTGCCTGAATGGCAAGAGCCCCCAGTGCGGGTCATTTTTGTTCCGAAGACCCTAAAGTCTCCTAGAGTTATTGCCGTTGAACCTGTGTATAATCAATACGTACAACAGGGACTTATGTTGGCTTTGGTCCAAAACCTCGAATCAGATAAACTGACGCGGGGCCAGATCAATTTCACCAAACAGTCGATCAATGGTGATCTTGCGCTCTCTAGCTCGATAACTAGAGAATTTGCAACGGTGGATCTGAAGGAAGCTAGTGATCGTGTGCACTCATCACTAGTCCATCAGATTCTGAAAAAACATCCTTCTCTTATGAAGGCGGTCTTCTCGTGCCGAAGCAGATATGCGAT